CCATTTTTCATAAATACTTTTAAGCGTTTCGACACATGCACTTTGGCGATGCATACGGAGATACGCATTTCTTGAGTAGTGCTTAATAGTACTATTCATATGTTCCTCCTCCTTATTAATAACGAAAGGATAAAAGAAATGAACAATTATATTCATGTCCTTGATGTGGACGGACGTCGAATTACGTCCATCGTAGATAATATGATAGTACCTATCGGTGAAGAGGCTTTGCTTAAGCAAGCTAAAGAACAATATCCTGGTGCTGCTCAATATATATATGGCGGAGATGCTATGTTAGATGCTTTTCTTGATGGAAAAGTTTATAAAAAGGGTATATTCGAAGACGCCCCCGTAATTGAATACATCCCAACAAAGGAAGAAAAAATAAACGCCATAAAAGCCGAATATGAACCCCGCATTAAAACGCTAGAAGAAGCTCAACGCAGATTGTTGCTAATGGGTAAACCGACCAACGCTATTAGTGCACAGTACATTAAATTAAACAGTGAAAAGGTAGCACGAATTAAGGAGGTGCAATAATATGCCTAAATATATTGGTGATAGTAAAGTTCCTGTAATGGAATTTTGTGAATATTGCTGGGAAGTACTAAACGATGATGGCACGTGTCCTACTGAAGGATGCGTACATAATTCCTTATTGTCTTTAAACGAAAGCGAAGCACAAACGGAAGGAGATTAAATGTGGACATGGCAATTCGAACTGAATGATATTCTAACCACGTTGACTATTGTCAGTATAGTTGCAGGTATAGGATATAAGGTTTTAGTTATTCCATTGCTCGAAAAGTTGGATTTGCAACGAATGCAAGATACTTTAATGTTTCAGGAAAAAATGGGCGTGCTCACTGATACGCTAAAGGATTTAAAGGACGAAATTAAATTGTCTCGTGAGCAACGAACCAAAGCATATACCGAGCATGTTAAATTGACATCAAGAGTCGATGGTATCGAAGCTCGTGTTGATGATATTAAGGAGGAATTGCATGAACATACCACCAAATCTCATCAATACAATTAAAAAATCATATCAATCTGTAAGGGTGGCTAACTTCCACCCTACGGGTATATTCGCTACACGGGCGCTAGTATTTGTTATGCTAGTGCCTATTTTATTAGTAGTAATAGCCTACTGCGTGGCATTTGCCAAAGGCTATGTATCAGTTGAAGCTAACAAGCTAATCGATGTAGGGATTAACATTATTGACCATATATTTATTCCTAGCGTATTAACCGCCCTTGTGGGGTTCTTGGCGCTTTGGATAGATAAGGACGGTAACGGTGTTCCCGATCAATTAGAAAAGGAGGATAAACGATGAAAGTATTTATTAACCCAGGACATGACATTAACTTAGATAGTGGTGCAGTGAATCCGGTGTATGGTACACGTGAATGCGATGTGGCACGTGATGCGGGCAAGATGTTGGCGCGTTATTTAGAAACAGCAGGGTGCGAAGTTCGCACTTTGCAAGATGATGATTTAGGCCTTGTATGTTCCGAATCTGATTCTTGGGGTGCAGATATATTTGTGTCGCTCCATTGCAATGCATTTAACACGCAAGCACGAGGGACTGAAACCCTCTATAAGTCCTTTAATGGGCAACGCTTGGCCAATGATATCCAATCACAAATTATTCGAAGTATTAATACAGTAGATAGGGGCGTTAAAAAACGTGATGACCTTTGGGTACTGAATGGCACGGATGCAACAGCTGTTCTTGTTGAAATGGCTTTTATTGACAATGAAGAAGACCATGCTATGCTTACGAATGATTTAGATACGATCGTCCGTGCTATTGCACGAGGTATTACCGATTACGCAGGAGGAATGTGATGTATGAAAGAATCAAAAGCTTATTTAATCGCACTCGTAACCGCTATATTCTTATCGGTAGTATTGTGTGCGTCACCATGCTTTGCATCGGATATATCCTCTACCAACCAAGCGGAGGGCACAATAACGATTCCCTTAACACAGTGGAACGAATTGAAAGCCAACAACGCGAAAGCGTTAAGCTTAATCGAGACATCCAGTATTCCATTGACCGAAGCTCAAAGCTTAGTCATGAAGCAAAAGGAAGAATTGAGCGAAGCGCACAATACAATATCGACATTGGAAACCGAATTGATGAAAGCCAAAATGCTGTCCATGAAGCAAGAAGTTACCTTGTCAGAAATGCAGAACTCATTGACCGAATTGAAAGGGCAAATAAACAACGACAAGAGAACAATCAAGCGTCTCCGGATGCAACGCAACCTATCCCAGGTAGTGGGAGCGGGAGCGATAATCGGAGTAGTAATTCATCGATGACTGAGAGGTGATCCATCTATCTCCTGAGCATGAGCAGGTGGACTCATGGATTGATAGTAATTAAGCAAAAGACCTTACTAGGAATACTTCTAAGTAAGGTCTTTTTTTTGATTTTATTCGTGATTTATATATAATGGTATATATAATGGTATATATAATGGAGGTAGACCTATGATACAAGTATTTAGTCACAGAACGCATATCGACCAACGGACAGGTGAGACACGCGTAGTTTTTAATAGCGAAATCGGTGAGGCTTTAACTTATGAAGAAGCTTGGGGGATAATTTGTAATCACGACTTAGCGAGTGCCGGGCGTTTATTAATTGCGTATAAGCACGATTGGGAAACCTTTAATCTAGGTAGTAGATTCCCTAATTTTGAATGGCCTGAAAATATTAATTTCGTATATTTTACAGATGAAGCTACTTCGCCTGTTATACCGCCTAGCGCGTATACTGAAATTTCTGTTCAAGAATTAATTAGAATTCTGAAACTTCCATATAGATTAGAAAATACGGAAGATACAAGCTGTTAA